CATATGATAGTTTCCATCAGTAGTAATTTTTACTTCATTGTGACCTTCAATACCAATACCTGTTGTACTACCTAATGAAAGTTGATCACCTGATGAAATATTTTGTTTTTCTACAGCAACCATCATACCGTTTTGATTTGCATATAAAATTAAATCTTCATTAGTATTAATATTAATATCTTTGCCCGAGTTTAAACTAAACTGTGTACCAGTAATCATACTTGTACTATCATGTGAACTTGTTTTAATTTTATTAGCAACTATGTTTACATCTTGACCTGCGTTTAAATTTATATCTCTGTCCGCTGTAAAATTTAAATCTTGTTGTGAGTGTACACTTATACTATCAGCACCGTAAATATCAATTTTACCATTACTTGTCATTTCAATCCAAGCAGTACCTCTTGCATTTGCAATGTAAATCAAATCTTCCGAATTATGCATTAATATCTGATGACCTGTTCTTGTACGCATACGAAATAATTCATTGTGAGGTCTTGTAACATCTCCGCCTTCTTCTTGTGCTTCAATGTTTGCGTATTCCATTGCAGTATCTTTAGGATGACCTTTTCTTAAAAATTTATCATCGCCATCATCCATTACAAAACTAGATCCACCTAATCTACTCTTTGGATAATTTAACTTATTTCCTGTAAATCCTATTTCTGCTTTTGGAGCACCTTCTCTTTTATCTAGTGGTCCAGGCGTACTCCAGCCAAAAACTGCACTAGGCAATTCTCGTCTTGCACTAGAACTTGTAAGCCCTCTTGTTTCATCATCACTTAATCCAGCAACAATATAATTTTTTAGTAAATCTAAATGCGTAGGCTTTCTGTGTGTAGTTGGTTCTGTAGTTGGTTCTGAAGTTGTAAGTTTATTATATTCTACCGCGGGTGCTTTTTTGTTGAAATCTTTAAGTAATGATGTTGAGGCATACCCTGGAGTCATAAAGTTCATAAATTCGTCTTGTACACAACCAATCCAGTAACACTTACTTGTATTACCTTCAACAAAGATTACTAATACTCTTGTTCCTACATCAGGTGGAACAGCCCAAAAGCCATAACTTTGTTGACTGTTTCTATATCCTTCATTTTTACTATTTCCGCCTACAGGTGTAACACCGTAAAATGGGCTAAGATAACTTGCTTCAAAAACTTGTCCTGAACGTTCAGGCTGGTTACCAGAACCTGTTGACTTTAATAATTCAACTTGTAGAGTTCCCATATATTTGGTATCTAAGTTGTTTACAATAACTGCTTCAAATGGACCCGGCTGACTAGTACTTTTAGGATTGGATCTACGAATGTCTTCATATGCCATATTATCTTGGTCCTCTTAAGTTTGTATTAAGTTCTGCTAGTTTTGTTGCATTTTCTGTTGCTATTGCTTCTAAGTTATTTGGTATTGTCATCGAAATAGTAGGAGCAGTATCTGCAAGTTTTTGTAATCCTGGAACATTTCCTAAAGTATCCGTTAATTTCGTTCCAAACTTTCCTAAAACATCGCTCCCATTTAAATTTACCTGACTTAGTGTCTCACCAGCAAAGGATGTGGCGGCATTTTTTAAATTATTAAATTCTGATCCAATTTTTCCGAGATCTGCAATTCCAATTTGTTCTTGAATTGTTTTCAGTGATGATCCTATTCTACCAAATGCATCTAATGCTGGTAGTCCTAACGACTGTGCTTGCTGTGAAACAAGATCATTTAAGCCTTCGTATCCAGGTAATAGCAATTCAACTTCTTTTTTATAAGTTGCTAAGTTTTCAGTAGCGCCAGTTGATAATACTGCATCAGATACTCTTTTAGCGTAGTCTACTGCTTTTTCGTTCATTGACTCACTTGCTTTTGTAGTTTCAATAAACGCTCCAAGATTCTGTGTTTGTGTTTGTTGTGTTTGCGCTCTTACTCTTGTCATTTGTAAAACTGTAGTGTATGCATTATTATTAATTAAATGATTAACAAGGTTAACACGATATAGTCCGCTAAATGTATCAACAATAATTAATTCTTCCGGAAAAGTATATTTTCCTTTGTCAGGATCAAAGTCTATTGGAGTTCTAAATAAAATATTAACATGTAATTCACCATTATTATAGTTTGCCGATCCGTCTTTAGTCATATTAATATATGATGTTTCTTGAGCATGATAATTGCCTACACCGTTGTCTGACAAGTAAAATGGATCTCCCATAATAGTCATATTAACTTTTACCATATCAACTAAAGAATTCATAAGTCTATCGTTAAACATTCTAGCAATACCAATCTCAGAATTATCAAATCCCGATCCGCCTGCATTACCAGATCTAGTGTTTACTATTTCTGATTGTTTAGCCGCACCCTCTCCTGCTCCTAATCCGTTTTCACTGTTATTAGTTTTATATGCAGGTTCTGGTGTGCCTGTAGTTTGTGTGCCTGCCGCACCTGTTGTTTGTGCCGCTGTTGAGGATCCTCTGTCTGCTGTTATCGGATAAACGAAACTTTTATTATATGCAATTTCAAAGTCGATTATATCTTTGTTTTTTCCTGTATAGATATAATTGTACTCTTTTGCCGCTTGTGCTTTTATTTCCGGAATACCTTTACTTGCGGCCGTAGGTGCCGCAAAATGACTATGATGAACATAGTAAGGAACAATCCTATACGTGTATACCGAAGGTACTTTTCCTGTTTTTGATATTTCACTATTAGTAGGAACTGTGTAAACATCTGTTTCTACTCTATACCATTTAATAAATCCGAATGAATCTTTAACATCTTTTAATTGTTCAGCAAGTTCACGACCGTACATACTTGTGATTAAAACTTCTTCTATTATTTCTTGTAGTCTTGTGCCTGCACTAAATTTATATGTTCTAACTTCTCCGTTTAGTTTCATATTAGAACCTGCACGAGCAAATATAGGATACTTTGCCTGGAAGGCTTCATTTTTCTTTTTTAATTCTTCGTTGTCTTTTGCAATTTGTTCATTGGCTGATGTAACTGCCGCTTTTTTAGCAACAAGTGCATCTACTCCTCCAGGACCAACTACGTTTTTTGGTTCAGGCATTGGCTGTGCTCCGCCTTCGAAAGGACTGTCGAGCATTTTTGATGCGCCAATTTCATTTTGACTAAATGCACTAGCCGCATATTTTTTCATCATATTATCTAAACGTCCTGCATTTTTTACATTGCCAGACATAGTTGCAAGATATTCATCAAAGTTTTCTGGTACTGGTTCGTCACTACCGCCTATGCTTTTCCAATATGCTTCTAAAATTTTTGGACTGGTTACATTCTCTTGTGTTTCATCGACAAATCCAGCATCTGGACCGTATCCCGTTGGGTTTACTGTTGCTGAATCATTTATTTCAGAATTTGATGTAGGACTAAATGTTGATGCACCTTCTTTAGGAAAAATAATTACAAACTGATCTGCAACATTTACTTGATCTGCTTCTTGCATTTCAAGTAATCTGCTATTCATATTACTTGTAACACTTTTAGCACCTGTTTGCAAAATTTCTCTTACAGTTCTTCCTGTAATTGCTATATCTGTTTTAATTTGTTGCACACTATCACGTAATGCACGTTCATTCCATGCAATGGCTTCAACTTGATATGTTGATCCGCCTTCATTAACTGAAAATTGTGAAGTTGTAAGCGAAATAGGTATAAGTCTTCTTGCATATGGTACATCTACTTGTGTGCCGTCAACTGTCCAACCTTTAAAATCTAATTGTAAACAAAAACATGCTGTTGTATAATCCATAAATCCGGCTTTGGCCGCGGCAACACTCAATGCTTGGTAAAACAATCCCATACTATATGGTTCTAATACATCAAAAGTAATTTTTGTTACATTACTGTTTGTGCCATATGACAAACTCGGAGTAATGTTTGCACCAATATCTAAATTGTCAATAAAAAATTCTACATTATTTCCTAGTGCAATTTCAACTTGTGTTTTTTGTTTTTTTGTTCCGGCACCGCCGCCACTTTGACAAACAATATTGTTTAACCCAGATTTACGGTAAGTGTTGTCAGGATCGCTAATTTCTTTGTGACTTAATGCCGCTAAAGTAATTATGCAATTCATACTAGCAAAGTTTTCTAATTCGTTAGGCCATGGTGGTTGTGATTCTCCGGGAACTAATGTTCCTGCTTTAGTTGTAAATCCTATTGGGCCTGGTTTTGCTTGTAAATTACTTTTAAATTGTTTTGGATGCATTGAAGCAAACAAACTTCCGTCTTTTGCAGAAGATGTAAAGCCTTCAATTTGTCCTAGTGCATCTCCTAGACCTTCTACTTTAAATTGATTTAAAGTATTGTTAAGTTGGCCTTGTATTTCTCCTGCAATATCTGGAACAGCAGAACTTATTTGAGCAAACTTGTTAGACACTTTATTAACTAGTGATTTAAAATTCAATTTATACTCCTAGTACATTTCTTAGTGTAGGTCCTTTTGGTAAAAATATTTCTACTCCTGCTACCATATCAAATACAGGATCTTTTATTGTATCCATATTTCTTTGTGCAAACACCCACCATAATTTGCTATTACCATATAAATCATATGCAAGTAAATCTGGTCTATGTGTATACTGTGTTTCTATTGTATACAAAAAATCATCGGCTTCTGCCGGAACTGGACGTATTTGAAAATTTCCTAAATATTTATTATCAACAATATCTGTATTTGCCCAAGGACTAGTTTTATTATAAGATGCTGACATTATACAAATCCTCTTTGGCTAATTAGGTTTCCACTTATAAAATCATTTAGACTAAATTGTTCAACATGTGCTCTGCTGTAAACTGGTTGTAATGTTACAGCCATTAAACTTTGTGTCGGAACCCAAGTACCTGGACTTCCGTCTGGTGAGCCTGCTTCTTCTCCTGCGATATTTGTTTTCATGTAATCAACATCTTGAGGTAAGTCAACGTTAAAACTTGTTACAACACACGGAACATTTTTAAATACATATTCACCGTATCCGTTAAATTTTACAATAGGTGGAGGATTACCAGTATTAGATCCATTATCACCATAAAACATTTTAGTAAGTGTTCTTAAAAATGTAACAGCCGCGACCCAATATTCTGCATCGTCGTTTGTTTCAATAAAAAAGTCTCCTGAAACTGTGATAGCATCCACAGCGGAGTTTTGATAATTGTAAAAAGGATAATTAGTATGTACAGGTTGCATTGAAGAGTATGATGCACTGTGTGAAAATATTACAGACGGAGTAAACGGAAAAATCATTCGTTCGCCTGTTTCGATTAAAGGATTAATTAACGTGGATTCAAGTTCTCTAATTACTGGAGGAATAGAAATACTTACACGCCAGTCATTATCAGCGGCTTTATCAATAACTCTTGCATCTGATGTTGTTTTTGATTTGGGAACCCCATCTGGCGGAAATGATGAGCCAGCAGGACCATTCATTCTATTTACAGATGCAAATTCGCTTGCATCATGAGGATGTGGTATGATTCGCTTTGCTTTTTTCTTGATCGAACTTTGAATAGTACCAAATTCATCATAAGCGTGATCAATATGTGGGTTACGTTGGAATCGGTTAATAGTCATTTTTACTCCAGTTAAACTTTATAGTATTATTTAGTTGACTTTTTTAACTACGTATATTATAATATATATAATATTTAAAAAACTTGGAGCCCTAATGAGGAAAGTAAATTACTTAAACAACAAAGATATCTTAAAAGAAATACACAAGTCAAAAAGTACATTTTGTAGTTACATGGACGACGAATATGCTATGTTTGACATAATTTTACCTGATATTGAGAAAATAAACATACGCACTATTGCTGAAGCAAAGCGTAATAAAGCAAAAAAACAGAGTCAATTAGCATTTGAGACCAGAAAAGCGGCTGGTGAAAAGATAAAACAAGCAGAATGCGAAGTAGACTACAGAAAAATTACAAAAGAAGAACTAATTTTTAGAATTATGACATTTGATCATATTCCAGAAGAACCAGGACGCAAAAAAAATCCAAAGACAGTAGCAGATACAAAAACAAAACTTAATTTTCCACCATTCCAGCATTATAAGTTTAATGAAGACGGTGAATTAGTGTGTGTAGGTAAAAGTCATTGGGAAGGTGGTATGGAAAATGGTGGATTTTCAAAATCACACGGTAAAGCAACAAACAAACTTGCTATGATGTGGATGAAACTTTGCGATCGCTATGCTACAAGAGGAAATGTGCGTGGATACACTTACAATGATGAAATGCGTGGGCAAGCAATACTGCAATTAGCACAAATTGGACTACAATTTGACGAATCTAAGTCGCAAAACCCATTTGCATACTATACTGCGGCTGTAACTAATAGTTTTGTACGTGTAATTAACTTAGAAAAGCGTAATCAAAACATTAGAGACGATATTTTGGAAATGAACAATATGAATCCAAGTTATACTAGACAACATGCAGGCGAATGGGAAGCAAGTCAGAAGAGACAAGCAGAACTTAATGCTAAAAAGTAATTATATTGTGGTTGACACATGTGCATTTTTAGTATATAATTTAACAGTATAAAATAAGGATTTTAATTTGTTTAAAAAAGCGGCAGTCTTTACTGATATTCACCTTGGCTTAAAGGGTAATAGTAAAGTACATAACGACGATTGTGAACGTTTTGTAGATTGGTATATTGCACAAGCAAAAGCCAATGGATGCGAAACAGGAATTTTTTGTGGCGACTGGCATCATAATAGAAACAGTCTTAATCTTACAACTATGGATGAAACAATACGTTGTATGGAGAAATTAGGTAGTTCATTTGAAAAGTTTTACTTTTTTGATGGTAACCATGATTTATATTACAAAGACAAGCGTGATGTAAATTCAACTGCGTTTGCTACATACATTCCAGGTATCACATTCATTGATGAAGTACACATCGAAGAAGATGTTGCTCTTGTTCCGTGGTTGGTAGGTGATGAATGGCGCAAGATTAAAGACATTAAAAGCAAATATATGTTTGGTCATTTTGAATTGCCGTCATTTTATATGAACGCAATGGTACAAATGCCAGATCATGGTGAACTAAAAGCAGAACACTTTGAACATCAAGAATATGTGT